TCTAGCCTTGGTACACGCCTGATGAGAAAGTTGACTACTTTCGAAACATACCTTAAAGACATGTATTTAAGAAATGAATGTCAACAGGTGTGTAGCGTGGAGTCATCTGACCAAGGGAATAACTGATGACCTAGGAACTACGCTTTGAGTTTATTTTGCATTATTGCGTAGAGTTATAAAAGAAAAGAGGTATAAAATATGTTAAACAAATATATAAAATACACCTTTTATGATGATGACAAAAGATTAATAGCAATAGTATATCCTAATATACCTAAAGAGGTAATGCAAGAATTACAACAAAAGTATGATGAAGTTAAATTCAAAGAGTAGGTAATGCCTATGAGATGTTTAGAAACAAATGAAGTATGCAGTAACACAAATAAAAGATGTAAAGAATGCAAACTAGATGATTGCAAGGAAGTGTTGCAGATGATAGATATTCAAGAAAAGAACTATAGAAAAAAACAATTAGAAAGATTAAATAAACATTTACCAGAACAGTGTAAAAACTGTTCTTTTTTAGAGGTTATTAATTTAGATAAAATGGAAGTTAAATGCTTTTATAGAGTAAAGGATAAGTGTACTTTAAAATAAGGAGGATATTATATGAATGGAATTATAATTACAGCAATGATATGTATAACTATATTAGCGATATATTTTGGTGGAGATAAATAATGTTAAGAAGTTGTAGTTATTGTGGGAGAATACACGACAGCAAATATATATGTGCTGATAAACCAGTAAGAAAAAAACAAATAACAGAAGCAGATAAATTCAGATGGACAAGCTTATGGCAAAGAAAGAGAATGGAAATAAAACAAAGGGATTTATATTTATGCCAGATATGTATAAGAGAATTATATAATACAATAACTAAATACAATACAGAAGAATTAGAAGTACATCATAATGTTCCTATAAACGAAGATTATGACAAACGATTGGACAATGACAATCTTTTAACAGTGTGTAATTTTCATCATGAAATGTGTGAGAGTGGAGAGATACCACGAGAAGTAGTACAGCAAATAATAAATGAGCAGGAGAGAAAAATATCCCCCCTATAATTTTAACAAAAGTGGAAAAATATTTTTAACACCTACTGCCCATGTTTGCTTTAAAAAAATTCCTACATCAAGGTTTTCGGAAAGGAGAGATAGACATGCCAACACCGCCTAAACCATTTAAAGTACTTTCAAACGAAAAAAAATCTCATTTAACAAAAGCTCAACTTAAGTTACGAGAAGAAGGAGAGCAATCTTTAAGTACTGATTCAACTATTAAAGAAAGACCAGAAGTTAAGAATAATAAATTTGCTCATAAAGAATTTAAAAGAATAGTAAAATTGCTAGAAATAATAGATAAAAATGATGCTATTTATGAAGTAGTTATTAATAGATATTGTTTATTACAAGCAGAATGTCATGAGTTTGAAGAGAAAAGAGAAAAATTTTATACAGACTTTGAAAGACTTGAACAAGAATATAATGAAAACGATTGTTTTACAGCACAAGAGTATTTTACTTTAGTTAATAATATACAAAAACATATTATAGATTTAGATAAACAAGTGCAAGCAAAAAGAAAGATGTTATTAGATATTGAAAAAGAAAACGTTATGACAATTGCATCTGCATTAAGAAGTATCCCTAAAAAAGTTGAAAAAGATGAAAATCCACTGCTTAAAGTTTTAAGAGGTGAAGCATAATGTTATTAGAAAAAGCAAAGCAATATGCTAATGACTGTATTTCAGGTAAAGAAATAACAACATTTGAAGTACAAACTCAATGTAAATGGTTTATAGAGGATTTAGAAAAACAAAATAATGATTATTACCCATATTATTTTGATACTAAAGTAATCAACATTATAGAAGGTATATTAAAACTACTTAATTTTGCAACAGGATTAAATGTAATAGGAAAAAGCATATATGATGGTTTGGAAAACTTCCAAGCTTTTTTTATTGCCAATATTTTTGGATGGAGATATAAAACAGATTCAAAAAAATACCGTTATAGAGAAGTTGATTTATTTATCCCAAGAAAAAATACAAAAACATTTTTAGCAGCACTAATTATTATTATTTTAATGCTAACAGAAGATGAATATTCAGAGTTCTATTCTATTTGTCTTGATAGAGATTTAGCGGGAGAAGTGAAAAAAGCAATAGCCCAAATTTTAAACGCAAGCCCTTCTGTTAATAGTTATTTTAATATACCAAAAACATTAAGTGGAAGAGTTGAGTGTTCATTAACACATTCCTTTTATCAACCTCGAACAGCAGAAGCAAATAGAAATAATTCTATAAGACCTAGTGCTTTTATAGCAGATGAATATGGAGCAATGAAAGATAATTCAAATGTTGAAGCAATGAAATCAGGACAATTAAGTGTAAGAAATCCTTTAATGTTTAAATTAACAACAGCTTATGCAGAAGATAAGTCTATAATGCTAGATGAACTTGAATACTTAAAAAAGATTTATAAAGAGACTGAAAAAGATGATAGGTTGTTTGCATTAGTTTATTATGCAACAGAAGAACATTTGTGGGATGATATTGGACTTCAAATGGCAAATCCATTAAGAATTGAAGAAAATTATGAAGAAATTCGTAGAGATAGAGAAAAAGCTCTTGCAAAACCAAGCGAAAGAACAGAGTTTTTAACAAAACATATGAATTATTTCATGCCATCTAATAGTGGGGAAGAATTTATTCAATTAGAAAAACTTCGATTATGTAAAAATACAAGAGGAACCTTTGATTGGAAAGGAAAAGATGTATATTTAGGTATAGACTTAGCTATGACAACAGATAATACTGCAGTTTCAATGGTAACAATGGAAGATGATATGATTTATGCAAAATCTTGGGCTTTTATTCCAGCCGACAGGATAGAAGAAAAGAACCGAAGAGAAAGAACAGACTATAGAAGATTTATTGAAGAGGGGAGTTGCTTCGCATGTGGTGATGAAGTTATTTCTTATAGTTTTGTTGAAAAATTCATAATGGAACTTGAAGAAAAATATGGGGTACATATCGTTCAAATAGGTTACGATAGATTTAATTGCATATCTACAGCGAACAAATTAGAAAATGCAGGATATGAAACAGTTGAAGTAAAACAACATTCAAGTGTACTACATCAACCAACAAAATTATTACAAGAATCTATTTTACAAAGAAAATTTAGTTACGATGGAGACAAGTTATACGAAATAAACTTTCAAAATGCAAGATGTACAGAAGATACAAACTTAAACAAATATGTAAATAAGAAAAAATCTAATGGAAAAGTAGATATGGTGGTAAGTACTATTATAGCATTATATTTATTACAACAAAACATATATGAAGATGGCTTTGTAGTTCAAAGTTTTTAGGAGGTGAGAAAGATGAGATTTAATTTTTTGAAAAGAAAAATATCAAACAATGCAGAAGAGACAACTATCAACGAAAATAGTGTGGATGATGTACTATTGAAAGCAATAATAGCAGGAGAAGAAATAACTAGAAAAGAAGCTTTGATGATACCAGCTGTTTCGAGTGCAGTAGGTTTGATATGTGATTCTTTTGCAATGATACCCTTTAAATTATATGAAAAAGAAACTAAAAATAATAAAAAACAAACGCACGAAGTAAGCGATAAAAGATTTATTATTATTAATAAGGATACTGGCGATACTTTAGATGGATTTCAATTTAAAAAAGCAATATGTGAAGATTATCTAATGGGAAAAGGTGGATATGCATATATAAAGAAAGAAGGAAATAAATTTAAAGCCTTATATTATGTAGAAGAAAAAAATGTAACAATAAGCATAAATACAGACCCTATTTTCAAAGAATATGATTTAACAGTAAATGGAAAAACATATAAACCATTTAATTTTATCAAATTACTAAGAAATACAAAAGATGGTGCAAGTGGAATTGGATATACAACTGAAATAAATAAAACACTTCAAACTGCATTTAAAAGAATTTTATATGAATTAGATTTAATGAAAACAAATGGAAATAAAAAAGGATTCTTAAAAGCACTAAAACATTTAGATGACAAAGGAATGAAAGCATTAAAAGATGCTTGGAATGATTACTTTAATGGAAATTCTAGTTGTGTTATTTTAAACGATGGAATGGAGTTTCAAGAAGCATCAAACACTTCTGTTGAAAACCAATTAAATGAAAAAAATAAAACTTTTTCAGAAGAAATAAAAGATATTTTTCATATAGGAAAAAATAATGAAGAATTTATAAGAAATGCAATAATGCCAATTGCAACAGCATTTGCAACTGCGTTAAATAGAGACTTTTTACTTGAAAAAGAGAAAGAGTCTTTTTATTTTGCACCTGATTTTACAGAACTTGCAAAAGCTTCTATAAAAGAAAGATATGAAGCACATGAAATTGCTATTAAATCAGGATTTAAAACAAGAAATGAAGTTAGATATGAAGAAGGATATGATGCATTAGAAGGATTAGATATGATAGACCTTAGCCTTGGAAGTGTATTATTAAATCCTGAAAATGGACAAATATACACTCCTAACACAAATCAAACTACTGAAATAAGTAAAGGAGGTGAGAAGAGTGAAGAATAAGTTTTACGAAATTAAAAATTTCATATCAGAAGAAAGTGCTGATTTATATATTTATGGACAAATTGTAACAGATGATATTGACTGGTGGAGTGGAGAAAAAGATGAAAATCTTGTAGGTCTTCAAAGCTTCAAAAGAGAACTTGATGAACTAGGAGAAATTAAAAACTTAAATATTTACCTTAATACACCAGGTGGTGAAGTATTTGTGGCAACTACAATGTGTTCAATGCTTCAAAGATTAAAAGATAAAGGTACAAAAATACATACATTTGTTGATGGATTATGTGCTAGTGCAGGAACATTCATATTAATGATGGGAGATGATATAAATCTTTATCAAAATTCAGTTGTTATGATACATAAACCTATTTTGTCTTGCTATGGAAATATATTTGATTTTCAAAAAGGCATAGATATATTAAATACCATAGAAGAATCTACAATGATACCATTATATATGACTAAAGCAAAGAAATCAGAAGATGAAATAAAAGATAAAATTAACAATGAAAGCTGGATGGGAGCATTAGAAACACAAGAATACTTTGATGTAAACATATTAGAAAACGAAAACAAGGCAGTAGCTTGTGTAGATAAAGACATATTTAAAAACTATAAGAATGTGCCAGAAAGCTTAAAAAATCTTTTAAATAAGCCCCAAAAAATTGATTATTTGGCATTTGAAGAAAGACTAAAAAAACTAAATTAGTGCCTGAACAATTTAAAAATTGTTTTGAATAGCAACCTTAATAGGTTGTTTTTTATTTTATTAAAGAAAGGAAAGATGAAAATGAACGAAAAAGCATTATTAGAACAAAGACAAGATTTACATGATGAAATGGAGGCAATATTAAACACTGCAAAAGCAGAAAACAGAGCGATGGATGAAAATGAAGTTGCTAAATTTGATGAATTAGAAAAATCAATAAAAAATATTGATGAAACTTTAAAAAGAAAGGAAATGTTAGATAATATGGAAGAAAAAGAAATAAAAGTAGAAGATAAGGTAGAATTAACTCAAGAGGAGAAAGATATAAAAGCATTTGCTAGTTTTATTAGAAATAAAGTAAATGGAATAGTAGAAAATGATACAAATCTTACAAAAGGAGATAATGGTGCAGTAATTCCAAAGACTATAGCAAGAAAAATAATTGACAAAGTAATAGAAATATCACCTTTATATGCAAGTGCAACAAAATATAATGCAAAAGGAACATTAGCAATTCCTAAGTATGACGACACAACAGATGATGTAACAGTGGCTTATGCAACAGAATTTGATGAGCTAGTTTCACATTCTGGAAAATTTGCAACAGTAGAGTTAACAGGATTTTTAATTGGGGCATTAACTAAAATTTCAAAATCATTGATAAATAATAGTGACTTTAATTTAACTCAATATGTAATTAACAAGATGGCTGAAAAATTTAAACTATTCTATGAAGGTGAAATGATTAATGGAACTGAAAACAAGATTTCCGGAATTGTTGGCACATATGACTCAACAAACATGAAAGTTCAGTTAGCTAATAAATCATCAATAACATCAGATGAATTAATAGATATTCAAGAGTCAGTTCCTGATACATTCCAACCAAAAGCATACTGGATAATGAATAGAGATACAAGAAAGAAAATAAGAAAATTAAGAGATGGAGATAATAACTATCTTTTAAATAAAGTATTTAATGAAAAATGGGATTATGAATTACTAGGAAAACCTGTTTATTGTTCTGAAAAAGTTTCAAAATTAGGAACTGCATCTAAACCAGTAGTTTTCTATGGAGATTTTGAAGGATTGGCTGTTAAAGAAACAGAAGAAATGGAAATTCAAGTATTAGTTGAAAAATTCGCTACACAACACGCTATTGGGGTATGTGGATATAGCGAATTAGATGCTAAGGTTGAAAACACACAAAAAATAGCTGTGGCTGTAAGCGGAACAACAGACGCTGCTTAAGTTTAAAATTGTTCAGGCAAATTTCCTAGGTTAAGGAGGAAATTATGGAAAAGGTAAGTGAAATTACTACGACAGATATTGCAAATTATTTAAGACTAACAGAAGTTAGTCAAAATGAAAGAGAAGAACTCGAATTATATTTAAATATTGCTAAAAATTACATATCCAATTATACAGGTATACCTGAAGAATCCGAAAACGAAGAAGCGGAAACGTTAGATAGTTATTCGGATTTTATTATTGCGGTTTATGTTTTATGCCAAGATATATACGATAATAGAACAATGTATGTAGACGGCAAAAACATAAATAATACCGTAAAAACTATATTGGATATGCATACGAGGAACAACCTATGATTAATGCAGGAAAATACAATAAGAAAATATCTATATTAACAATAGCAGAAGTAGAGGACAACGCAGGTTTTAATGATAAGACTGAAACTGTTGTCCTTGAAACTTTTGCAAAGGTAAAAACAACAAAAGGTTTTACTTTAATAGCATCAGGAAGTGATTTTGAAAAGGCATATACAAACTTTACAATAAGATACCCTAAAACTCAAATAACAAGGGATATGTTTATTAGATATAATTCAAAACTTTATACTATTGAATATTTGAATAATATTGATGAAGAAAATGTAGAACTTGAAATTCAAGCTAAAGAGGTAACAAAATAATGGCAAGATTTGATGTTGAGTTACCAAATGATTTAATAAAGCAGTTCGAGGCTTTAGATGTTGATGCCGAAAAAATGTTAGGAAATATGACTCAAGCAGGAGCTGAAGTTGTTTATAGAAATGTAATGAGCAATATACCGAAAAGTTTTAAAGGATCAAATATAATGAAGTGCTTACAAAAAACGAAGGTATACAAAACAAAAAGCGATGATGGCATAAATACCAAAATTGCTTTTTATGGTTATTTTATAAATAAAAGAGGAGTTGAAACACCAGCTCCTTTAGTTGCTAACGTTTTTGAACATGGTACATCTACAGTTAAAAAACAGCCTTTTATGAGAAAATCATTTAAGAAATCAGAAATAGAAAAAGCAATGCTTGCAGAACAAGAAAGGTTCTTGCCAAAGGAGTAGAAGATGGAAAGTGAATTAAAAAGAATCTTGGTTTTAGATGTGCCAGTAGCACATCTAAAGTATAAAGGTAAATCAAAGAAGTATGTAGTTTGGACAATTATTAATGAAGAGCCATTGTTTTCTTATGAAGATGACATTCAATATTCAAAAGTCACTGTTGATATAGATATTTATAGCGATAGCAATTATTTAAATGTAATGAGTTCAATAAAAAATATAATGAAACAAAATGAATGGACATGGGAAGAAGATAGCTCAGAGTTTTATGAAAATGATACGAAGTTATACCACAAAACGTGTACATTCAGTAAAGAAAGGAAGATTTAGATGGCAAATATAGGTTTAAGAAATGCAAAATACAATCAAATAGATTATGAAACAAACAAATACAAAGCATTAGTAGATTCAAAAGTACCAGTTTTAGGCAAAATGATAGATGCAAAATTAACTGAAAATAGAAGTGATGCATCACTATTTGCTGATGATGGATTAGCAGAATATGATAATGCTTTTACAGGTGGATCAATTGCTTTAACTTTAGCAGATGTTGATGATGAAACATATTCAGTAGTAAAAGGATGCGTAATTACTGAAGGAGAATTAACAGAAAATGAAGAAGATTCTTCACCAGAAATTGGATATGGACACATTGTAACAAAAATGGTAAACAGTGTAAAGAAATATAAAGTTGAGTTTTTACCAAGAATTAGAGTAACTAAGATTACTGCTGATGCAAAAACAAAAGGAGAATCTATCGAATTTAATACAGTATCACTAGAGGGTAAAGTAATGGCACTAAATAAAGCAATAAACGGTTTACAGGTAGGAGATTGGCACAAAGTGAAGACTTTTGATACATTACCTGAAGCAGTTACATATTTAGATGAATTACTTACACCTGTAGCATAGAATAGGAGGATTGTATGAAAGAAGATAATAAACTGAAAAAAGTAAAAGTCATAGATATATTTAGAGATAAATATACTAATCAAGTCTATAAGCTTAACGATATACTAGAAGTAGATGAAAAAAGATTCAATGAAATAAAAGTATACGTTGAAGAAATTATTGAAGAAAAAAATGAAACCAAGGAAGATAATTTAGAAGAAGTTAATTCAAAGGATGAAAAAACAAAACAAGAGAGTAAAAAAGAAAATAAAAATTCAAAGAAATAATTTAAATTTGGAGGAAAACCTATGCAAGAAAAAATCAAACACATAACAGCAAATGGAATAGAATATCCACTTGTTTTTAACTTAAATGTTATGGAAGCAATACAAGAAAAGTATGAAACTCTTGAAAAATGGGGAGAACTTACAGATGGAAAAGAAAGAGAAGTAGATATAAAAGCATTAAAATTTGGAATAACTGAAATGATAAACGAAGGAATCGATATTGAAAACGAAAATAATGAAGTAAAAAGAAACTTTTTAACTGAAAAGCAAGTTGGAAGAATTATTACAGATATAGGAGTTGAAAAGTTATCAACAGATGTACAAAAAACTGTAATAGATTCAACAAAACCAGATAATGAACCAAAAAACGAGTAGTCCACGAGGATGAAGAAATAATAATCGATTTCTCGTGGCTTTTATTTATAGGACAGTGTTTACTTGGATTTTCTGAAAAAGAAGTCGGTAGAATGACTTTAAAAAAGTTATTGAATTTATATGGACACTATAAAAATAATTATGATTTTCGACTAAAAAAAATAAGCTATAGAGAGTTAGAAGAAAAGGCAAATCATCGAGGAGAATTATTTCCAGATGATTAGTCTTTTTTTTATTTTTCAGAAAGGAGACATAAAATGCCAGGTTTTGGAGGAACAGTAAAATTAACAGGAGAAAGTGAATATAGAAAAGCTTTAAAAGAAATTACATCAAACTTAAAAGAAGTTTCAAGTGAATTAAAATTAACAAATACTCAATTTAATTCTGGAGACAAGACTTTAAAAGAAACTAGAAGCTCATACAATAATATGAACACTACCTTAACTCAACAAAAAGAAAAAGTCAACTCATTAAGAGAAGCTTTGGAAAAAGCTGAAAAAGAATATGGCTCAAATAATGAAAAAGTCAAATCATTTAAAACACAATTAAATAATGCAGAAGCTCAACTTGTAAAAATGGAAAATGAAACTGATAAAAGCAATAAAGAATTAAAAGAGATGAAAGAAAGTTTTGGGCAAGCTGGAGAAGGAGCAATAAAATTTGGAGATATTCTTAAGGCTAATGTTATTGGTGATTTAGTTGTTGGTGGCATAAAGGCAGTAGGCAGTGCAATTAAAGAAATTTCATCTAAAATAGGAGCAGTAGCAGTTGAAAGCCTGAATGCTCGTGGAGAACTAGAACAACAAGTTGGTGGGATTGAGACTTTATTTAAAGAAAGTAGTGATATTGTAATTCAAAATGCAAAGAAAGCTTATCAAACTGCAGGTATGTCAGCAATTGATTATATGAGTACTGCTACAAGTTTTAGTGCTAGCTTGCTTCAAAGTCTAGGTGGAGACACTAAAAAGGTGGCAGAAGTAACGGATATGGCAGTGATTGATATGTCAGACAATGCAAACAAGATGGGAACATCTATGGAATCAATACAATCAGCATACCAAGGTTTTGCAAAACAGAATTATACAATGCTCGACAATTTAAAACTTGGTTATGGTGGAACTAAAGGTGAAATGGAACGTCTTTTAAAAGATGCTCAAAAAATAACTGGAATTAAATATAACATTAATAATCTAGGTGATGTATATAATGCTATTCACGTAATACAAGGTGAGCTAGATATTACTGGAACAACAGCAAAAGAATCCGCAGAAACTTTCCAAGGAAGCATGGCAACAATGAAAAGTGCTTGGAGCAATTTTTTGAGTGGTTCAGGAAATTTAAGTCAACTTGTTGATTCGGTAAGTGGAGTTGTAAAAAATGTTGTTAGAATAGCAAGTGAAGCTATGCCGGAAATAATGCAAAATATTACAGAATCCCTTCCGGAAATGCTTGAATTAGGTGGAGAAATAATAGGTAAGTTGGTTGATGGAATATTTGAATATTTACCAACTTTAACCGAAAGTGCTAAAAATATCTTTTTGAATTTCGTAAGTGCTATCATAGAGCTATTGCCGGAAATTTTAGAGGCTGGAGTTCAAGTGATATCGAGTTTGGTGACAGGAATAGGACAGGCTTTGCCTGATTTAATTCCACAAGCTGTAGATGCAATTATTACAATTGTAAATGGGCTATTAGATAATATTGACCTATTAATTGATGCTGGAATTGAACTCATATTTGGATTAGCAGAAGGACTTATAGAAGCACTACCAATTTTAATAGAAAAAGCACCTGTGATAATATCGAAGCTTTTCGATGCTTTAGTAAGGAATTTTCCAAAAATTGTTTCAGCTGGTGGAGAATTAATAGGCAAACTAGTTGCAGGATTAAGTGGTTCTTTATTCAAATTAATGGAAGTAGCACCTAAAATAGTATCAAGCATTGTAAATGGAATTAAAAGCCTTTGGGGAGAAATGAAAAATGCAGGCAATTATTTAATTGAAGGATTGTGGAATGGTATTTCAGGAATGGCTGATTGGGTAAAAGACAAAGTAAAAGGATTTGCTAAAAATATAGTCGAAAACATCAAAGAATCATTGGGAATACATTCACCATCAACCGTATTAAGAGACGAAGTTGGAAAATTTATGGCAAAAGGTATTGGATTAGGTTTTTCAGATGAAATGAAAGACGTTACTGAGCAAATGCAAAGTGCTATTCCAACAAAATTCAATATTGAAACGGAAGGGAACATTAAAGATTCTAGCAATAATAAAATAGATACTTTATTAGATATGTTAGAAAACTATTTACCAAGAATAATTACAGCAAGTAACAAACAATTAGTTTTAGATACTGGAGTTTTAATTGGAGCAACTGCTGATAGGTATAATTCTGCTTTAGGCAATATTCAGGTTAGAGAAATGAGGGGAAGCTAATGAAAGAATATAGTTATGCTTTATTTGATGATTATAATACTTTTACAGATTTTAATTTGTATATTGAAAAGTTAGAAATAACAGAAGCAGAAGTAAAAACAGAAATAGTAGATTTACCACGGTAACGATGGAGAACTAGATTTTTCATATTCATTGACAGGAGAAGCAAAATTTAAAAATAGAAAAATCAATATAACATGTGCAAACTTAAAAAGACATTTTACTTTACAAGAATATAGTAGAATACAAAATGCAATACATGGAAAAAGAATGAAAATAAGGTTAAGTAAAGATTTAAACTTTTATTATATAGGAAAAATAAATGTAAGTAAATATGAGGCAAGTGGATTAATAAGAGAAATTCTTATTGTATGTGATGTTGAACCTTACAAATATGATTTAACATCTTCAGATGAAGATTGGTTATGGGATCCATTTGATTTTGAAACAGGAATAATAAACGAAACAAGAGATTTAGTTGTCGATGGAGAATTAGAAGTATCAATTTTAGGTAGAAGACAAAAGGTTGTCCCAAAATTTGTTTGCGAGAATCCACTACAATTGATTTTTAATGAGCAAACATATAACTTGCCAGCTGGAGGA